TTGAGCAAGACAATCAAGTCTGTCGTCATGTTTAACTGCACCTTTTTCACGACACATCCTACTCATTTGATAGAATAGCATATACATGAGTCGTTTTTCAGGTGCTTCATCTGGATTAGATCTAAAGTCCCATTCAATTACTGATTTATCGATGATGAGTCGATGTTGGTTGAGCACAGGTTCAAGACTGTCAATGATTCGATCTTCTTTTCTAACGGTTGCACGGACTTCATCAATGTCCATTTGCATTTTAGTTTGTTGTAGATGTTTTCGGAATAACTCACTAACAATACCATCACCAAAGTTAGTTTCAATAACGAGCTTAGTGGCACCATATTTTTTACAACCTTTTAGAATGTCCAAGAGTGTGTTATCACTGTATCCATCTTTGTAAGCACGCATTTCGTGCAAGTACAAGAAACCGTTTCGTTGGGAGATATAAGCTGCTGCTGTTTCATCCGTACCACGACCCGACGGATCAACGCTGCAGATTGTTTCGGAGTAGGAATCCCAATCTCCTTGGAGCTGCATAGGAGAGTAGAAATAGTCTCCAGGGAGCCCAACAATGGGGAGTTCTTTGATAACGTTTTTGGGATCGGAGCACCAAACGACTCCTTCGGGAGCAGACTTAGGGTTAACACTGGTAACAACCAGATCAGAGCATTTAAGCGGGAATTTGTCAGCATCGGATAAACTTGTGTCTAACATGAACTGCAACATAAAGTTGCTACGACCCATTGAAGCTTCACGTTCAATCAGGTCTTCATTATCAAATCTATCATCTGTTGGATCCCATTTCTCTGCACCACTGTCGATGTCTTCGACCAGCTGAGGTGCTAGAAGGCCCTCGTAATTAGAAATCTTCCTTGGGTACCTAGCAGGCCAAACAAATGGTTTATAAGATCGTTCTGCAAGTCTTTTATAAACTGTAAAGGTAGTCTGTGGTGTACCCAAATACATAATACGACTATCATTCTTTGGGGTAAGGATAGATTCAGCCTCTGTACAGAGTTGAAGTAGTTTTTCCCGCATCAATTCAGTCATTGAGTTACCAGGAACTTCAATGTCATCAAGGATCATAAGATCTGCACGACTACCGGTAAGCTGACCTGTAATACCCACTGATTTAACAGAAGGTGCTTGGTGAGGGGAACAATTAATATCAAACGATACCCTAGACCAACGAGAGTCATCTGATTTAGGGCGCATGTGAACCAGCCAAGGTGTTTCAATGATTAATTTTTGTAGAAAGATTGACATGTTATCTGCCCGTTCTTTAGAGGCAGAGATAATCATTATTTTTTTCTCAGCATCGTTAAACAAAGTCCAAAGCACAAAAGCACCAGTAATCCAGGATTTGCCAACACCTCGGAAGGCTTGGATTTGTAAACGCTTGGGACCGTGTTGTAAGTAATCAGCAATTGCATATTGTGCACGGGTTGGATTAGGCAGATCAAGCTGCGCCCACAGAGCCTGCAGGAACAGCTTGAAATCGTCTTTAAGTAGTTCTAGGGTGTTCATAAGTTATTTTTGAATTTCTTTTAAAAGATCATCAAGAGGTTCCCAGATTTTAGCTGTTTCAATATTGTAAGCAGCATCTCCAGAAAGCAACTCTCTCCATTTTACAAGCAAATCGTCAACGTTGTCAACATTTTCTAACATGCGAACATAATCAGATTTTTTAAGCTCAGCACCTTGTGCTCGTAAAATAGTATGAAGTTCATTATGAGGATCTTTAGCCATATTAATCAAATTAGCTTTAACATCACCTGTACGTCTACCTTGATTAGCAGTAAATTCAGCCATAAGAATAAGGTCATCTTTAGTAGCCTTACCTTTAGAAATAAGTTCATCCATTTTACCAAAAAAGGCAGCACTCATGCCTTTAGGAAATAAATGATGCTGTTCTAAATAACCTTGAACTGCCCTGGCACTTTCTTCAGCTTTTTTAGCGGTTAAACCTACTTTACTTCTAAAATAATTTACGTTTTCACTTGAACCTATTTCAGCTGCACGTTTAGTTGTGTCAAACGGTAATACATTAGATTGAGCTCTACTTAATCCTTCTTGGGCGTTCTTTTTGTTACCATCTAATCGACTAATAATTTTATCAATGTTGCCCTTTTCAGCTTTCCAGTACGCTTGTAATTCAGGAGAAGCGTTATTAACAAATTCTTTAAGTCGTTTAGGGTCTCCACGAAGTTCACGTAAAGCTTTCATTTCATTGACTTTAGTTTCAATTGTATTGCGATAACCTTCGATGTCTAAATCCCGTTTAATTAAACGTTTACCTTGAGCGCCTGAAACAAGATCAGCACCAGTTTGAACACCACCACGTACACCTGCTAATGTAGGAGCATCAGTAGCTGTAACAGCTTTCATTACGGTAGGCGGTTGTAAACTAACACTACCACCACGCATTGTAATCTGTGGTCCACCAGCACCTGCCATTGCAAACTGTGGACCCATTGGAGGTGTAGGTCCAGCAGTTCTAGCAGCTTGTTGAACAATAGGTGTTGCACCTTTAATTAAAGGCTTAGGTGCAGGAGCAGATCCCCCAGGAATTAAAACACCTAAACCCACTTCAACAGCACCGCCAACCAAGGGACTACCTGTTGCTTTGGTAACCTCTTTACCAGCAACCGCAGCACCACGTTCTGCAATACCCATAGGACTAGCGGCAAAACCTTGTTCTAATAAATTACCAACATAGTCGGTAGCTTGTATAATAGGTTTAGGTGTTACTTCACGTACTGTTTCTACAACATCTTCATAAAACTCAGTAACTGTATTAACAGCACCTCCTACAATATTTAAAGCTGTTTTAAAAGGCATAATTAAGTAATATACTCCATAATAAGTTTTTCACGGAGTCTATTAACTCCAAATTTGTCTCTCATCCAAGAGATGACTGGTGTGCTCCCCTTGTCCTGATTACAACTGGTACAAGCACAGACGACATTCGTTGCGATGTCCTGCCCGCCACGAGAGCGAGGATGGACATGATCAATAGATAATTGAGATAAGTCATAAGTCTTTCCGCAATAAATACATGTGTGGTCGAAATGTTCCTTAATGCTGCGCCTCCACAGGCGCTTAGCTTCTGGAGAGGTCATAACGATTAAGTTGTAGAGGTAGTCGTCAGGAGTGGGGAGTAAGGGTGTCATGCGCGGCCTTTTCGTGCTCGGTTTTTAGATGCTTTTTCAAGGAATGTAGAGCCATTCTTTTTGTGTGAAACATCTTTACCATCACCGTTTCCGTAGGTACCACGTTTGCGATTCTCCTTATTCAATTTGGTGCGTTTTTTAATTTGTAGTTCACTAGAGTCATACTTTTTTTGATATGACTTATAGTTACCATTAGCGTATTTAGCACCACTATAGTTAGACTTTCGGGCCATAAAGCCTCCGTTGGACAAGTTCAGGGTCAACAGTTGGCATAATGTTTGCCAATTTATCAAGTGGATTACCGTCAAAGGCGACACCACTGATGTCATTAGTCTTTAGCCAATCACAAGCTGCTTTCAAGTCAGCAGTAGAAGCCTCACCCGATTTAATACGGGCAAGGAACTCCTTTGTAACTAGATTATGCAACTCGTTAAATTGATCTTCAGTTGCTTTCTTTTTGGACATCTTTAGTCACCTTAGGTTTCCTGGGTGATTTAATTTCATAACGTTGCTCACCAGGCTCATTATACAACCTACCCAAAGCTTTTTCAGCTTCAGCTTTTTTAGGGTAAGTACTAAGAGTTTTACCAGTGTAGGTATCTACAAGTTGATAAGCCATAATTAAGAGTTTTTAAGGATCATTTGATCAAGTTTGTTTTCGATGCGAATCATATGTGCTTCCATTTTACTCATTGCTTCACCAAACTGTTCTTGAGGAACATACTGAGTGGCAACACGTAATTCAAAAGCATCAACACGTCGATCTAATTCTGTTATTCTGTTGTGTAGTCTATTTGTAAGTGCTGCGCCCGCTGCTAATGCAGCTACGGTAGCAGATACTACTGCTTCAATCATTTTTTAAGGGCAACAATAGGAACTATATCGTGGCACAACACTTCTACTCGACTACCAGGTCGGAATGTAAAACCAGCCTTCATAATTTCGGTGCACTTTAATGCTCGAACTAGTTCATAATCTAGACGCATCTTTTGTTCATGACGACGT